TTTCAAATGGTAAACCTAAACCTACATTGTCTGGGTTAGGAACTATCATCTCATCATTACTAGTTGTTGCACCTGCTCCAAATTGAAATTCTAACGATCCCGAGTTGATAAATCTAGTTACAAATCTTCTTTGAACTTGTTTTAATTGAAGTAAATATGGAGCGTCCTCTTCTTGATTGTATGTTGGGTCACTAGTATTTGTGTTTCTAATCGTAGAATATACGTTTTCCTGCGCCATATTAGGAACTTCATACCAGGTATTATCATCACTATCCACTACGTCTAATACGCTTATAATGTTAGTAGCAGTAAGCTTTCTAGTGTCAAATCTTTTAGCTGTTGTGAATGTAAATTGTGATTCTTGAATAGTTGCTGATATTGCCTTTCGAGTTTTCTTTAAAAGGTAATATGTTGGGTTAGTTCCAGATATCTGATATATCGATACTTCGGTTGGGTTTAAAGACCCAGATGCTGAGAAATCAACGACATCTTCAATTATAAAATTCTGGTTGCTATCTAAATTAGATGTTATTTGGGTATTTTCAGGTATTATCATTGCATACTCAAAATCAGGAACATATTCTCCCCCTTCAAGTTTAGCAGGTAATTGTTGGTAAAAATCAATATCCACTGTAGCGGCGGTTGTTACTTTAGGTTTATAACCTAAGAGATAAGCCATTTGGAATAAATTTTCTTGTTGTCTTGCCTTTTGAATAAAGGTTTCTTGAATTTGATTATCTAAGTAAAAGGATAAAACATCCCCAACATAAGATGCCATTTCCATAAACAGCATACCTGTAGAGGTATCTGTAAAATCATTGTAAGTATCTGGGAAGTATGTTTTAGAATAATTTACTAAAGCATTTCTAAAACTATTAAAATCCTTATCAATATATCTTATGTCTCTTTTTAAATCAGCCATTATTGTAGTAATATTTGTATATCATCAGTTATCCCGAAGTTAAGTATGTTATATGTTAATGTAAAATTAATAGTATTAGAATCGGGTATATTATCAAACTTAATTTCTTGAACAATAACTTGGGGAAAATATGTACTAATATCATTTTGTATGCGTTCCTGGAGTTCATCCGAAGTTACATCTACGATATTTTCAAATACTAAGTTTCTTAAATCTGCACCAAAGGTAGGATTAAATACTCTCTCCCCCCTATTAGTTAATAAATAGTTAATTAAATTAGCTTTTGTTTGTTCCCTTGTAGTATAAGTAGGCACGAAAACAGCAGGCCCATTTAAGGGAAAACCAAACCCAACTGCCTTTCTCGCAACTGAATCTATTGGTGTTCTATTTTCTAATATTCTAGCCATTTTTTATTTTTTACCCATTATACCCATTATTTGACTCATATCAACTTCTCCTGATGGTAAATCACCCCCAGGTAATCCTCCAGTAGGAGCAAACTTTTGGGGTACTTGGTTAGTTGTAAATCCTTTTTGCATTCCTCCTAAAATGTTTTGATATGCTTCTCTTTGTTGAGTAGGATCCATTGCAGGGTTAGAAGGATTAATTGTTTCTAAAACTGGTGAAGGAGATGCTACGGTATTAATTTTAGGAGAACGAACAGCTTCTAGAAGAACATCTTTCATTTCTTCTTGGATAGCTTCCTTTACGGCCTCCTTAATTAATTTTTTTAGTTCTGTTGACTTCATTTTTATTATAAATATTAAAGGTTATTATTTTTTGTATTTTTTCTATAATTGGTTCAAATTATTATTACCACTTCCCATATTTCCGGGAATGTCATTTCCAAATGGGTTTTGTTGATTGTTTAGATAAGTTTCATCATTATTGTAAGAACCACCACCACCGCCACCACCACCACTGCCTCCACCTCCACCAGTATTTCCACCAGTATTTCCACCGGTATTTCCACCGGTTGGGGGAGCAATTTGTGTAGTAGGAGCAATTGAAGCTGGTGCTTCTGGTATTTCTATTTGGTTTGCTGTTTTAAAAGGATCTAGACGTGCTTCTTGATCTATTCTAAATTTAACTTCATTTATTAATACCTTTACAGAAGTACTATACGAATAACCACCATCTGGAAGGTTAGTAAAGGTTTGTTCGGGGTATGTGTCGGTTACCATACCATTAAAACGAGGTACTCTTGGACTAAACCAATTTTTTTCTGCTAGAGTTGCTTGTCTAGTTTCTTGTTGTCGCTCACGATAAGCTCTTATTCTTCTTTGTGGGAAGGAAAATGGGTTATCATCATTAGACTGTGTTTGTAGTATAAATCTTTTATAAATTAAAGGATCTGCAGAGTTTGGAGATAATCTATCTAATAATGCTTCCTCATCTATAACATTATCACCTAGGTTAGAAAAATCACCAGCAGTTGCTGCTGCGTTTCCTATTTCATTGATAAGTTCATTTTTTTCCTGTTGGTTCAACCCAGCAGCTAACTCATCAATACAACCATTAACTAACACATCTAATTCTCCTAACTTATTTAATACATTATTAATATTTTCACCTATAACTTTAGTTGCAGTTGGGACTATAGATACTGAACCTTTAGCTCCATCTAATAGTTTACCAAGAATATCTAAACTATCAGCTAGTATTGTAATGACATTAATAGGAATACCTACACCTGGGGGTACTGATGTTGGTATTGGAATTGCTTTAATTATGCTAACAGCGGTTTGAATAGAAGTAATAATATTCTTAGTTGTATTGGCTGTTGTTTGTAATGTATTTATACTTGCTCCTAAACCAGATAAGGCAGTTTGAATTTGATTTTTTTGTGCTACTAAACGTAAAAGCTCGGGTTTAGGAGGACATGATGATTTAAATTTATCAATCAAATCATCTACAACAATATCAAACTTAGAAGTACTTTTAACTACTCTAGTTATACTTTTTACTATTATTTTTCCTATTGCACTTGCCATTATTTAGTTTTGCTTACTTTTGATTTATATTGTTCTATCTTATTAAGCATATTTTGGGCTTTAATTTGTGTATCAGTAGCTGGGCCTGGAATTGCAGCATTTGGGGCTGATGGGCCTGGTGTTCCTATTGGGGTTGCTAGTGCGGCTGATAATTGGATAAGAGATAATAATACTTTTTGCAAATCCGATAAAAATTTATCACCTAATATTAAAGATTCAAATGCGTTTTTATCACCTAGATATATTTCCTTTGAATTTAAAACAGATGTAGGTGAATCTATATTAATACTATTTACTGAATTTAAATTAATTGAATCTTGGGATGATAGTAAAATTGAATCTGTTTTAGAATTAAATAATAAACGTCCTGAATTTAAAATTATTTGTTCCCCTGTAAATGTGTTGGGAGATTCAGGTTGTGATTGGTAAGATTTATAATTTTTACTAGATACATCAATAGGTATTTTTTGAGTTGTTGTTAAGTAAATACTTGATTTATCTGTGTTTATATCTTCTACTTGAGGTATCCACGGGTCTGTAGTTTCTTCATGCTGTCCATTCTTTAATATTGTAATAGCATCTCCATCCTCACCAGCACTCGACCAAGTATTTGGTACTCCTGATTCTTTTAAAGTTGATGAGAATCTAAGGGATTGACCCCATCTACCTTGATAAATTAAATCTCCGGAGAAAGGTTGTAAGTTTCTTATACTTAATTTTTCTTTAAAATCTTTACCTAAATCAATTTCAGTTCCACCATCTGTAACCCTTCTTACAGCACCCATAGTGGTTTGCTCATAATCTTGAGATTGTGCTTCTGGGAGAGAATTTCCTAGTATAGGATCTGGTATGGCATTGTGGTGAGTACTATTCCAGATATTAATAGGTTGAAAATAGTAATTTGTTATAGCATTTGTAGATGCTTGTATGTTACTATTAGGTAGAGGTAAAATATAAACTATTTCATTTTTTAATGGAATAGTAGAATTATTAGGGAATAGAGGTTTAGCAAAATTATCACTTGTAAAGCTGGGATTTGGGCTAGGTTCATTAATTTTATCAAAGAAAATGCCCCCAATAGAACTCCATTCTCCAAAGTCTTTAAAGGCTTGAGGTTGTTCTTTATCATCTACCATGGCAAATTTTACCCTTGCAGCTATTATCCCAGCAGCATGTTGTTTGGTTGATGTAGGGTTATTAGCCCCCGAATATATTCCCGTTGGATTTTTAATCATGTTACTCCTTATTTATTTGGAGTTTATCCATTTCAGCAAGAAGTTGTGTTTTTTCTTCATCTGAAATTCCTAACCCTCCATCTTCATCTGTACGTGCTAATGCTCTTTGGACTATAGTAGCCATTTTGATAAGTTGTTCATCATTTTTAACTCCTATTTCCATATATTCCTTAATAAGAGGTACAATAAGAGTAGCATCTCCTATCTCTTGAACTAAAGGTTTTAATTCTGAAATAAGGGCTACAACTTGTGCGTCTCTTCTTTTTTGGTTATTATAAATTTCTTCTAATATATCAGAAAATGTTTTACCACCAAAAACGTTTGAATCTAACTGTCCCATATTTTTTGGTTATAAATATATATAAAAAGGATTATTTGGAGGGGAAATAACCGTGATCTAAATAAAATAGATATTTTTCTTTAAATATACCATATAATTTATTAGCAATTTTGGTTATTTTAGGTGTTTTAACATCTACCATTTCACGAATGTATATATAAAGTG